TGGTTTAAGCGGCAAGGATAGCCTTAAGAGGGGGGCAGTGACTCCACCACATACCTCACTGCTCCCCTCTTAAGGCTATAAAAATAGTCTTTCTTCTCCATATTTCCTATGTTATAGATATCCTAGGATAAAAATATGTTATTTGGAGATTCAACATGGGCTGGGGCCGCATGGGCATCCCAGGCCTTAGAAATTACTTACACTAATGTAACTGTAATAGTTACCAATACCCCTCTTACTTTAGCATTGAATGATGTTACGGTGACTGCGGACGCATCTATAGACGCTACAAATGTTCCTATTAGTTTAACAATAAATGATGTGACTGTAACGGTTACAACTACAGTAAATGTTTCAGGAACTAACTTGAATGTTACAATAAATGATGTTACAGTGACTGCGGATGCAAGCACAGATGCATCCAACACGCCATTGACAGTTACCATAAATGAAGGTACAGGCGCTTATGGGTGGACAGAAGTCGACTCTTCAAATACAACAACATGGATAGAAGTATAAAATGGCCTCAACTTATAGTACAAATTTAGGAATTGAAGAAATTACTACAGGAGAACAATCGGGATCCTGGGGTACAACCAGTAATTATAACTGGGATCTTATAGACAGACTTAGAGGATATAAATCCGTTGCTATCTCAGGAACTACTCATACTTTATTAGTACAAGCTAGTTCCCCTGTAGATGGAGCTTCTCATACAGAAGATGGAAATTATCCTGTTATTAAATTTACAGGATCTTCAGGAGATCCTACTGTTACCATTAGTCCAAACGATTCAAATGTTTCTTATATATTTATTAATGGTACAGGTAATACAATTACTTTTACTCAAGGTTCAGGTGGAAATGTTAGTCTTCAAGATGGTAAAGCCGCTCAATTTTATTTTGATGGCGCAGGATCAGGAGCAGAAGCTGTTAGAGGATTAGATAATTTAGAAATTGCAACATTAGAATGTACCGGGGCAGCAGCTATTGATGGCGCTGTTACTTTAGCCTCAACTTTAGCAGTTACTGGTGCTACAACTTTAAGTACAGCATTAGGAGCAGCTAGTGGAGGAACTGACCAATCTAGTTATACTACTGGTGATTTACTATATGCTAGTGGAACAACTGCTATTTCTAAATTAGGAATTGGAAGTGCTTTACAAGTGCTTAAAACTAATGCCGGAGCTTCAGCACCTGAGTGGGTTACTGAAACAGATTTATGTCCAGTTGGTTCTATTGTAATGTATGGCGCAGCTTCTGCTCCTACGAACTGGTTGTTATGTGATGGAACCGCAGTCAGTCGATCAACTTATTCAGATTTATTTTCAGCCATCAGCACCACGTATGGAGAGGGAGATGGCTCTTTAACTTTTAATGTTCCCAATTTACAAGGAGTATTTCCTATCGGTTATGATGGAGGATCTAGTTATGCTTTAGCTGCAACAGGTGGAGCGACAACTGACACTCCTACTTTAAGCGGAACCAATGCAGGAACAACTTTAACGTCAGCTCAAATTCCTGCCCACCAACATGGAGGAGTTACAACCGGATGGCCTTCAGGATCATGGACAGGAGGAACCGGCGCTACTGAAACAGCTATCGATGTTTCCGGTGATAGCACTGCAAGCGGCTCCGTTAATTTAAGTTTAGCAAATACAGGTGGTGGAAGTTCTCACACTCACACATGGTCAGGTACTTCATCTGCTGTAGATATCATTCCTCCTTATTTAGTCGTAAACTATATAATTAAATTTTAAGGAGGCATATGCCGTTAGTATCAGTACCTTTTCAACCAGGCATTGACAANCANCTNACTGAAACAGGAGCTCAAGGAAGATGGATAGATTGTGATAATGTTCGTTTTCGTTATGGTCTTCCAGAAAAAATTGGTGGNTGGACTGCAGTTGTAACCAATGCTTTTATTGGTGCCCCTAGAGCTCAACAAACTTTTTCCTCTTTAGATTCAGAACTTTTCGATTTTGTAGCTACTAATAAAAAACAATATATTTATCAAAAAACAGACAACAGTATTAATGATGTAAGTCCTCAAAGATATGGGGCTTATGGAAAAACAGCTGCAGCTAAATCTTTAACTTCAGCTTTTACTACGGTCTCTGGTGTTCCCGAAGTAACAGTTCACTGGACTAGTAATGGAGCAGGCGTGGGAGATTTTGTTACCTTTGCTTCAGTAACAGCACCTTCAGGAGCAGGATATGTTGATGCTGATTTTGAAAAAGAATTTGAAATACAAACTGTAGATACTAATAGTTTTACTATTACCATGGCTTCTAATGCTGGTTCATCAGTAAGCACTAATGGATCTGCTACAGCTACAATATCTATTGTAACTGGAGATGCTAATCTCCTTTAGGATTTGGTTGGGGTGCAGGTTTATGGGGTCAATCTACATGGGGAACTGCAAGACCCACAACAGTTGAAGTAGATGCAGTAAACTGGACAGCAGATATGTATGGAGAAGATGTTATTTCCTGTAGATATAAAGGAGGACTTTATATTTGGGATACCAGTGCTTTTAAAACTTCCATGTTACCTATGATTAATTTAATTGATTATGATTTAACTGTAGGGGCTCCTTATTTTACGAGAGATAAATATGCAACATCGGTACCTAGTAAAAATGGTATAGCTTTAGTTTCTACTCCTGATAGACACTTGTGTGTATTTGGAACAGAAACAACTATCGGAACTTCAAGCACTTATGATCCAATGCTAATTAGATTTTCGGATCAAGAAAATATTACAGATTTTGTTATTACTGCTGATAATACAGCAGGGTCTCAAAGACTTTCTGATGGAACTGAAATCAGAGCCGCAGTAAGATCTAAAGGACAAATCGTTGTATTGACTGATACCTCAGCTCACTCAATGCAATTTATTGGACCACCTTACACATTTGGATTCCAACAACTTGGAAGACAATGTGGATGCGTGGGCCAACATGCTGCAGTTGATGTTGATGGAACAGTTTATTGGATGAACTCGGCNGGAGGATTTTTAATATTTGATGGAGCGGTTAAAACACTTCCTTGTACCGTGGAAGATTTTGTCTTTGATGATATAAGATTGGTACCTGAAATATATGCTTCAGTTAATTCTGACTTTAATGAAGTTAGTTGGTTTTANCCAACAGCTGATTCAAATGAAATTAATAAGGTCGTAACATTTAATTATTTAGAACAAGTATGGTCCGTNGGCACATTAGCTAGAACTACATGGGTNGATAAAGGAGCATTTGATAAACCTTATGCTACTAACTATCTTCCAGATTCTACAGCTACTGCACTTCCTACAGTTCAAGGTGTTACTCCTGGCAGAGGTTATTTATATGCTCAAGAAACAGGGAACAATGACAACGGTACAACGATGACATCAAGTTTAACATCAGGAGATTTTACATTAGATGGAGTAGGAAATGATCTTTTATCTATGTCTAGATTCATACCTGATTTTAAATCTTTGAGTGGTGACATCTCTGTAACAATACAGTTAAGAGATTATCCTGCAGATACTAAAACGAGTAGTCCATTGGGTCCCTTTACAATTGAGTCAACTACGACTAAAATAGATACTCGAGCTAGAGGTAGACAAGTTGCTATCAAAATGGAAACCAGTGGGACCAATGATAGCTGGAGATTTGGAACTTTTAGAGCTGGGATACAGCCGAGTGGGAGAAGATAATGGCACAAAAAATAACAATAAGATATCCAAACGCTACTCCTGAATATAGTATGTCTCAACAGAACGAATTAGTCAGAGCCTTAGAGCAGACCCTTTTACAATTAAATAATTCATTTTCTAATAAGATACCAGAGAATGAATCGGACCGTGTTGGATGGTTTTTAAGTTAGATGGCAAACAATTATAAAAATGTACAGGCAATTATTACTTCGACAGGATCCTACGATGCGATGTATACCACGCCAGATCAGACTACAGCTGTCGTGAAATCTATTAAATTATATAACACAGATGGTAGTTCTAGGGCGGTGACTACGGCCATTAGGGATAGTTCTGCGAGCACTGACTATGAGTATGACAAAGTCACTGTAGACCCCAGTAATAGTGTTAATTTACTTACGTTTAATAATGTGCTAGTACTAGAAGCAGGTGATATTATTAAGATGCAGGCCCCAGCAGGGAATGTAATTAAGATGACCGCCGCTGTATTAGAGATGACGAGAACATAATGGACTTGAAAAAAGATAAGAAAAACGGTAAAACAGATTTAGGATATATTAATTTTAGAGGTCAGCGTATTCCAGTGTTAAAGGCTGATTCTGTTGAGAAAATATCTAACCTACGAACAGGTCAAGTCTATCAAAACATGGACGAATTCTTGACTGATGTCGCCAACCCAAACACTGCTACAACACAACAAGATTTACGTAAGGACTTAACTGTAGAAGTTATGCCTATTAAACTGACAGGAATTACAAACAACTAACATGGGATTTTTTAGCAAGAT